GAATAGGGCGTTGATGTATGAATCTACTCCCTTTCCATGATATACTATCTCTACATACCCTTTGTTTTTCAAGGGGAGGACGGTCCTTTCATACAGTTTCTTCCTGCTCTTCGCAAGGGATTTAGCTATATGGTTAACGGTGAAGAACTCGTAATCGTAGGCAAACAAAAGGAATTCAACCTCGGCTTGCCCTATATCATAGTTAGCTTTTACGTCTCGGAGAACGAGTGATAGCTTTTTAAGTTCATTTTTTTTGACGTAACGTTTGTTGAGTTTACTGAATTGTCTGCGTTGACGACCCGGATGGTGTCTACTCATTAGCTGTATATTTGCTGTAAATTTAAGAACATGGCGACTCTTGCTGGAACTAGAGTAAAGGATACGTACCAAGGGATGCTCAAGACATCCGACGCATCATCTCTCACCACATCATTAAAGGTAATCGAAGATGGCATAGGAAACTCATCTGCGCTTTCTCTTTCTACCACAACAGTCAAGGCAGAGAGCCTTGAGATTAATACCGTTACTAGCGGAAGCACAAGTGGCAACGCATTGGTTTGGAACTCGACCAGTAAGGCTGTAGAGTATAGAGCATTCCCTTCTAATGAGACAGTAACAACAACTCTTGGAGGTACTACATCTCCAACCATTACCATTGAAGCTGCGGATGCCTCCAGCACAACTATCACTCTTTCAGCTAGAAATGGATTGGGGTACACTCGTTCTGGTAATACAATTACTATCGGAAGGGGTGATGAAACCATAAACAATATCAGCGTCAATACAACCCTGAATAGCAGTGATTCAGGAAAGATATACTACGTTACTAATCTTAGTGGTACGCTTAACATCACACTTCCACCTGCTGCGATTGGTGTTAACTTTAAAATCATCCTCAAGAATATATTAGGCGGTCAGGTTAACATCTTAACTGCTAGCGGTGACTACTTCTTCGGTAAAGCTGTTGTGACCTCGAATGCTGCTACTGGTCAGTCTCGCGTTCAAACATTAGCTGCGAACGCTTCTAAAAATATAATTAACTTAGACGCGGACGTTTCTGATACCGGTGGAAATACCGGAGACGTTATTGACTTGCTTGCTGTTGATTTTGACAATTGGCTTGTAAACGCAAGCCTAACCACCTCTAGCGCTACGGTTGGAGCTCTCGATGTATTCCCTACCCCATAATTAGTAACTTCATGACATGGATGACATTCTTAAAAAAGCCATGTTCCAAGAAGTCAGTGTGGTTCTGGAGCAGATTGAAGAGATTATTGAGAAGTATGGTTACTCTGGAGACTTGGTGTATACCGCAGCCTTTGGGGTGCTAGAAGAGCAAGGGGAGGAAGAGAATCGCTGGAGCCTAGCTTATGGATACAACTGTAAAGACGATGATGAGTTTACAGAGTTCATGAGCCTTCAGGTAAAAGCTTTTACCGAATCCACGGATGAGGAGCCACCAGAATTTATTGGTTACTCACTAAACTGAATACCATGAACGTAATTAGAAAGATTGTCATTGGGCCAAACCCCAAAGACGCAATGGCGTACTACGTCGGAATGAAAGCGGGCGGAGCGAAGGTCTCAGCAATCAAAGAGGACGATGCGGCACTGTACAAGTACAACGTAAGGCGTTACCATGTTTACCTAGAGGACGAAGATTCAACGTATATTTGGAAGACGGTTGAGAACCAGCCAATTCTAATTGAATACGATTGTAACTTCGAATGAAAGCATTAAGACATTTTATTGTCAACGTGCCAAGCAAGACTAACGACACTATCAAGCTTGGCGATAAAGAGATTTTCCTTGACACGAGATTCGACGAGTTTAACCATCGCATCTGTTATGGGCTCGTCATGTCTGCCCCTCATGTTATTGAGACAGGAGTAAAGGAAGGAGACCTTTTATTTTTTCATCACCATGTTACCCAGAATAAGACGCTATCGCTCGGTGACGACAACTACCTTGTTGTGTACGATGAAGAGAACCCTCGCGGCTCTCATGCTATTGCGTACCGGGACTCGGAAGGGGAACTTCATATGCTGTCGGAGTGGGTGTTCGTACAACCGATTGAAGACGAGACTGAGGAAGAGGTGACTTCATCCGGAATCATCATAGACATCAAGGTAAAGGAGAGGGACGACAGAGAGGCCATTGTGTTTATGCCGCATAAAGAGCTGGCTCGTCAAGGCGTTAAGGTTGGTGATGTCGTTGGGTTTGACAGAGACTCAGACTACAAGATGAAACTTGACGATGATACTGTTGTGTATAGAATGAGACTAGACGATATTAGTTATGTCAAGACAAGTTAAATTCACCACAGTCGAAGCGGCCCAAAGACTTATGAAGTCTATGGAGATTGCTATAAACAATATGATTGATGAAGTTAAAAGACCTGTTGACCCGGAAGCTGGAGGGAGTGCTAGAAAGGCTGAGCTGCAAAGTATCAAGCAGACTGCGGTGGACTGCAAGGAGCTTCTGGTGGAACGGCAGCGGCTTGAACAGATGGTTAAAGACCTACACTCAAACGGAAACATCGAGGAACAAAAAGACTACTCCGGAGGGTTTGCGGAGAAGTTCTCAAAATAAAATTCATGGCAAAGAATCAAATAGTAACATTCATTCGGAAGCCGAAGCCGAATAATAAGGGAGTTCATTCCAAGACCAAGAGCTCAAAGAACAAGCGCTCTAAGCTGTATAAGAAGCGTTATGCAGGACAAGGAAGATGATGTTATCAAGATTTGTCCCAACGGTACACTCGGAGATATCATCGAGATTGGTGGGCTTCGCATTGGCCTTCCCGAGACTCCGAAAGGAAAAATCAAAGGACAGGAGCTGGAGGCAAATATGCAGGTGTGGGAAAGAGTACCTATGCCAAAAGAATTGTCCCGTATTAGAAGTATGGATGAGTGGTCAGAAGCGCCGAAAGAGTTTCGAGAGAAATTTCATTCATATATCGAAGAGGAGTTTCGAAGGCGTAGGGATGGTTTTTGGTTCTACAATAAGGGTGAGCCTACGTATATTACCGGTAGACACTACATGCTCTTACAGTGGACGAAAATTGATATTGGATACCCATCATACCTCGCGTTCCAAAGGGACATCTTTCTTCACATGGCTGCGTGCGAAGCTGACCCTCGTTGTATCGGTCAGCTTTATACTAAGTGTCGCCGCTCTGGGTATACTAATATCTGTAGCTCTGTTCTTGTTGATGAAGCTACTCAAGTTAAAGACAAGCTTCTTGGCATTCAGTCGAAGACTGGTAAGGATGCTCAGGAAAACATCTTCATGAAAAAGGTGGTGTCGATGTTTCGGCACTACCCATTCTTCTTCAAACCCATTCAAGATGGTACTACCAACCCAAGGGTGGAGCTAGCCTTTAGAGAGCCCTCCAAAAGAATCACCAAAAAGAATAAGACAACCGGTGTTGGTGATGCGCTGAACACAGTACTTAACTGGAAGAACACAACGAATAACGCATACGACGGTGAGAAGCTGCACATGCTTTATCTCGATGAGGCAGGCAAGTGGGAGAAGCCTACTGATATCCGAGAGGCTTGGAGGATAGAGAGGACCTGCTTAATAGTTGGTAGACGAATCATAGGAAAGGCTATGGTGGGTTCTACGGTAAACCCAATGGACAAAGGAGGCGAAGAGTACAAACAGATTTGGCGTGATTCAGACCCAGCGAACAGAAACGCAAACGGACGAACCACATCAGGACTGTACAGATTATTCATCCCTGCCTACGAGTCACTCGAAGGGTTCTTTGACAAGTTCGGAAACCCCATAGTAGAAGACCCGGAAGAACCCATAGAAACTCTTGAGGGAGATACTATGTCTTTTGGTGCTAAGACCTTTCTCAAGAATGAAAGAGATTCATTGAGGGGAGACGCTAAAGAACTAAACGAATTAATTCGGCAGTTTCCATTTACACCTGACGAGGCATTCAGAGATAGTATCGAGGGTAGTCTGTTTAACATTGGAAAGATTTACGAGCAGATAGAACATAACGATGAGCTGTTCCCAAACCCAGTTGTTCGTGGGAATTTCCAGTGGGCAAACGGAGTAAAGGATACCAAGGTGACATTTAACCCAGACCCTCAAGGCAGGTGGCATGTGTGTTGGATGCCGGACAAGGAGAGCAGGAGTATACTTCGCTCTGAAAGAGGTAAATGGGTCCCCCCAAACTCACACCTAGGCTGCGGTGGGGTTGACTCTTATGACTTGGACGCTACGATAGATAGCCGTGGTTCGAAGGGAGCTTGTCACATATACAACAAGTTTAGTATGAACGATGCTAGCAATATGTTCGTAGCCGAGTATGCAAGCCGCCCACCCATGGCTAAGATATTCTACGAGGATGTGTTGATGGCTGCTGTGTATTATGGGTACCCTCTCCTTATAGAAAACAATAAGTATGGTATCGTAAGATACTTTGAATCAAGGGGTTACGATGGTTATGTTATGGAGAGGCCAGAGCATCTTAAGTCATATGGGGGTGCAGCGGTGAAGACAAAGGGCATACCGTCTAACTCTCAAGACGTTATACAGGCTCATGCTTCAGCTATTGAAGACTATGTCCACAACCATGTAGGTCTTGATGAATCGGGCAATCCGGGTAGGATGTATTTCAACAGAACCTTAGAAGATTGGATTGGATTTAAAATCGACAAGAGAACTAAGTTCGACCTTTCGATTAGTTCAGGATTAGCGCTATTGGCGGCTCAAAAAGTAAAGCCCAAGAAGCCACCAGCAAACTTTGAAGATAAGGTTTTCTTCCGGAGATATAAACCGAGATAAGGCTCGCCGTGTATTGCTATATTTGCACATGAGCCCAAAGAATACATAATGACCCAAGGGAACAAAAATAACAGATACGGAAATTTTCCAGACCCCTTTGCGTCACCAGAAGAAAAATCGGGTAAGGCTTACGGCCTCAAGTTTGCAAAAGCAATTGAAGGGCAGTGGGGTCATGGAGATGACCAGTCGTCTTTGTTTCGTCGTCGGATGCATGACTTTGAAAAAAATCGTGACTATGCAAACGGAACTCAAGACACGTCTGTTTACAAACAGATTCTAAACTCACTCGACCCGAACAATGGTGATGGGAGTTTGTTAAATCTAGATTGGAGCCCAGTTCCAATTGTTCCTAAGTTCGTGAAGGTTGTGGTGAACCGCATCCTATCCCGAAAGCCCTACCCGTCTGTAGAGGCCATCGACCCAATCAGCAAGGCTGAAAAGGAAAAAGCTAAAGCAGATGTAGAGTCTTCCATTAAGGATAAAGAAATCCTTGAACAGGCTAAGGCACTTGGCTTGTCCCCAAAGATTGACCCAGACATTCTTCCCGAAACAACGGAAGAGGCTGAGATATTCATGGAGCAAAACATGAAGACCAATGCTGAGATTGCAGCGCAACTTGGTATAGCCCTAACCTTGGATTGGAATGATTTCGACCAGAACGTTTATCGAAGAGCTGTTGAGGATTTAGTGGTGTGTGGTATGAGCGTAGTTAAAAGGGACAATGACCCGAACTACGGAATCACAACAAAGTACATCGACCCAGCTTTCTTCCTTCACAGCTACACGGATGACCCTAACATGTCTGACATCGTTTATGCTGGCCACATTAGAAGGATAAGCATTCAGGAGCTGAAGCGTCAAGCATCGGGTCAGATAGACGAGAAGAAGTTTGAGGAGCTGGCACAGACGGTCATGCACAAAAACTACAATGACACCTCTGCATTTCACAATAGGGCGTATGACAGGAACTCAAGAAAGCACTCGTATGGATATGACGACTATCTAATTGATGTTATGGAGTTCGAGTACTTGTCTGTGGATTGTGTCTACTACGAAAGCAAGGACTCTCAATTTGGAAATAGTGGATTCTACTTTAAGGGTTCTGACTACAAGATGCCGAGTAGTTCTGTTTACGACAGAGAGCCATACAAGATGGAGAACCAGACTGTGTACGGAGGTTCTTATATCATGGGTACGGACATCATTTACGATTACGGAATCAAAAAGAATATCCCTAAAAACATTCATGACCTAACAAAGGCTAGGCTTTCGTATAGCATTGCTTGCACCAATTTGCGTAAGATGCAACCGAAGTCTATCGTAGGTAGTGTCATTGGGTTTGCCGACCAGCTTCAACTCACACACCTAAAGATTCAGCAGGCCGTAGCTAAAGCTAAACCTGATGGAGTTTTGGTTGACATCGAGGGATTGGAAAATGTACAGCTCGGTAGAGGTGGTGAATTGCAACCGCTTCAGATTCAGGACATATATGAGCAGACGGGTGTGTTCTACTACAGAAGCAAGAACCCAGAGGGCGGATTCCAAAACCCTCCTATTCGCTCCATAGAAAACAGTATCAGAAACATTAACGAGTACATTAATCTGTACAATCATTACTTGCGTATGATTCGGGATGCGACCGGAATCAACGAGGTAATGGATGCTAGCACACCGAAGGGTGATGCTCTGGTTGGTGTTCAGCAGCAGGCAATTGCAGCAGGGAACAATGCGTTGTATGACATTACGAACGCTAGCATGGTTCTGTACAAGAGGGTTTGTGACGACGTAGTGAAGTGCTTGCAGGTAATTCCTAACGACTCGGTATTGTATAGGGTCTACGAGAAGTCCATTGGTGAAAGGTCGATGGAGATTCTACATAGCTTTAACGAGTTACCCATGTACAATTTTGGTGTAAGGGTGACGCAGGAAATGTCTGATGACGATAGAATATTCCTTGAGCAAAACGTACAAGCCACCCTCGCTCAAAAAGAGATAGACCTTGAGGATGCTATGGCTGTTCGTCAGGTAAAGGATATTGACCAAGCTCAAAGACTTCTTGCTGTGAGAAGAAAGAGAAGACTCTCAGAACTTCAGTCGCAACAGCAGCAAAACATTCAACTGCAAGCTCAAGCTAACGCTCAAGCGCAACAACAGGCTATGCAGATAGAAGCTCAAAAGATGCAGATGCAGGCTCAGTTGGAAGCTCAAAAGATTCAACTCAAAGGTCAGGTGGAAGTCCAAGTGGCTTCTGCCCTTCATGCCATGAGAAAGGAACTTGAAATTATAAGGGCTGAATCTAGCCTAGGTTTCAAGGCCGATGAGAAAGAGTTCAGAGAAAAGATTGAGGTACTCAAGGAGGACCGTAAGGATGAGCGTGTAGCTAAGCAGGCTATGGAGCAATCAAAGTTGATTTCTCAAAGACAAGGATTGCGGGGGGAGCTAGAGGGAACTAGCTCTGCTGGTAATCAAGATGTAATTAATGAGCTTTTCGGAAATGGCTAACGTAATCAATTTAGACACAGCACAAAGAGTAGACATCACCTGCAGAAAGGGTGATACGTTCTTGCTTGACTTGGACATCACTAACTCATCTGGAACCGCTCTCGATATGAGTGGGCATACATTTAAGTTTGAGGTAAGGACTAGCGACACATCGACGGGCGGTGAAGCTGCTGATGATTTGATTCTAACTACCGAGGACACTGACAACTCAGAAGGGAAGCAGATTACATATGACCCCGACGATAGCGGCAATCTTCAATTTACTGTGTCCGCTACCAATATGTCCGGTGTTGATTCAGGACTATACGTGTACGACATTCAAGCAACAGTGGGTGGTGTGGTTACCACTTGGCTGTACGGAACTTTCAAAATCAATGAGGACGTTAGCATATAATGGAGATTCAATTTTCACTGAGCAAAGGTCCAGCTATATCCTTAGTAAGGGGTAGTACTACTGGAGTATCGTTCGCGGTAAGCAAAGGCATTTCCGCGACAGTATCTCCTGTTGCCACAATCTCAGTAACTACAATCTCCGATGTCAACATCACCAATGTTCAAGATGATGACATTCTTCAGTATAATGCTTCCAGCGGGTTTTGGGAAAATGTACCTCTCGAACATATCCCTGATGACAATAACGTAACCCAGCAAGTAAAGAACGTGTCTGGTGGTCAGCTCTTAAAGGGAACTCCAGTCCACGCTGTTACTGACGCTTCACCACAAGGTCAGCTCGCTTACGTTATTGCGGCACGTGCAGACACTGCCTCCGCTATGCCAGCTACGTTTGTTTTGAATGAAGACTTGGACGATGAGGCTGAGGGCGAAGCTCTTGTCGTTGGGTTGATTTCTGGGGTTGATACGTCTGCTTTTACCGCAGGTGATGTAGTCTATGTTGGGGAGACAGGCGGTTATACAAACGTAAAGCCGACCGGAACGAATCTCATTCAGAACCTAGGTGTAGTCATCAAGTCGCATGGTAGCAATGGAAGCGGCATGGTGTATGGTTCAGGAAGGAGTAACGATGTTCCTAATCTTCCGGACGGTAAGTTCTTTATTGGCTCTTCTACGAATACGCAGGCATCAGTATACACGCTCCCAACATCTGACGGAACTTCAGGTCAAGCCTTAATCACAGATGGTTCTGGCTCTGTTGCTTTTGGTGACGTAGCTTCTCAGGATTTTCTAGATGAGGCTATTGAGGTGTTCTTGCCTGACGGGGGAAACTTTGGTAAGTTCTCTCATACCGACACCATCGCAATTGGCGACGGAACGAAGACCGCTCTTGATATCATTAGAGAGGCGCTGATTCAATTAGGTGAGATAGAAGCACCTTCAATATCTGCTAACCCGAGTAACGTGGGTTTTAGCGACACGCCAATCACCAACGCGACGGCTCAGATTACAGCCACGGTAACAAATCCAAACGTATCCCAAGGCTCCACCATTACCTTCAAGTTCTATAAAAAGATTGGTAGTGGCTCCTTCTCTCTCATCCATACAGAGACAGGGGTTACAGGTTCAACTGCAAGTTATACGCACGAAGAGCTTTACAGTTTTGCCTTTGCTTCAGAGAACCCAACTAACGAACACATCACTTGGAAGGTCAGCGCTGAAGAACCAGACAATGGTCAAGGTGAGGTATTTAGTTCTGAGATTACTTACAACCCTGCATACACACCGCCTAGGTTACTTAATGTAAGTAATACCAATGGCATCAGCCTGCAGCGAGCTACAAATGCTACGGCCACAGTTTCTAGTGACGAAACAGATTTCAATCGACAGTTATATAATGGGGAGAGTAATCTAAAGTTTAAAGTAGAGGTTGAGACTTCAGGAGTTGGCTTGGATAGCTATGCAGTTCTAGATGCTAGCAATAGCTTAGTCGGAAGCGTGGTAGATATATCAGGCGAGTCATTAGATAGTAACGGAAGAACCGGAACGTTTACAATTAATATCGATGACGGTGATGTTGCTATCGGCGACTCCAATACTTATAAAGTAAAAGTGTGGGATAATGTTAGGCCATACACCACCATCAACTCGCCTCACTGTGACTTCGAGTCATCGGTATATGTGGTAAACAGGGTTCCTGTTAGAATGATTATGAGCTCGACCGGGCTTACGGCTTCGAGTTCTGATTCTGATTTTCAGAACATGTACGATGGCGTTACGTCTAATAACGGAATCTCCAGCTACCCAGAGGTGATTACTTCTACTGGGGACTTAGTTGATGGTAACACATCTCAGCTCAGCGTATCTATGATTGTGCCTAACACTCAGGCGGTAGGTGATTATGTATATGTGTTTGTTCCTTCGTATTATTTTTCTGATGGCAGTGGTGGTTATCAGGACTTGACTGGCGGAGGAAACCTTAATCAAGATTTCTTTGAGGACTACGGAGGCAATAACTATACACAACGAATAGAAGAACCACCACAGACTACAGGCGACTTCTGGCTCCTAAAAGAAGGGCTGGACTTGCAGATTCAATTTGGAACTGCGAGCAATAAAATTCCATTTCATGTATTGAGGCTGTACACGGCATTAGCCAACGTTGGCCTCAGAGGTACTTATTACTTACTAAGAAATACGGAGTCTTAATATGCCAGAGTTTAACGGCCCCTTATCGCATTCATCAGATTCAGCAAAGCTGCTTGAGTTAGCTCTCCAGCAGACTAGGGGTATTGGTATATTCAATACCGTATCCGAAAGGAATAGTCTGTCCGAGGCGAATCGCTCGTCTCCATACTTGGCTTATATGTGTAACGACGATACGTTGTACGTATACGATGGTCCGCGTCAATCTGTTGTTGGGCTTGAAGACAAGTATCAGTTAGTAGATAATAGTGATTGGCAAAACACAAGCAACTGGACTGCGGTAGGCGGTAGCGGTTCTGGATTACAAAACGTAGTTGAGGACACGACTCCTCAGTTAGGTGGCGACCTAGATATCAACGGACAGTCTATCGTCTCTACGAGTAATCAGGATATTATCTTTACACCAAATGGTACCGGTCATGTTAACCTCGACGGTGTCGTAGAATTTAAACGATTTCCTGTAGCTAGTCCACCAACCGCTTTTGCGGGGGGCATGTATGCCGACGAAGATGATAATATTTATTTTGGGGTAAACTGAAACTCTGTATCTTAGCAACGAAATTCTAAGCAAAAAATCATGGCAGATTGGAAAAGAGTCTTACTTGAGACGGACATTACACAAACGGTAACGAACGGCGTAACCACCACAGTTCCCTCAGAGGACGCGGTTTATGACGCGATTCAGACAGCAATTAGTGGCTTAAGCAGCACCGAGGGTACTGTAACGTCAGTTATTGCTGGAGCGGGTATGACCCAAACCGGAACATCTACAATAAACCCCACGCTGAATGTGATTGGCGGTGATGGTATTACTGCCAACGCGGACGAAATTGAAGTTACTGTTGATGGTGTAACCATCGAGCTGTCTGCGACAAACGGAAGTGGAGCGGTAAGAGCTAAGACAGCGGCTATTGCAGATGGAGGTACGGGACTTGCTACGGCTGACCAGATTCACGCATTCGTTACTGGACTTGGGTACACAACGAACACAGGTACTGTCACTTCAGTTTCTTCAGCAACGACTAGCCAGCTAACTGTTGCTAACGGCACGACAACCCCATCGCTGACAATCGTAACGGGTGCGGTGGCAGACGGTGGAACTGCTCTTGCTACAGGTGACCAGATTCACGCATTCGTCACCGGCCTTGGATACACGACCAATTCTGGTACGGTTACGTCCGTTATTGGCGGAGACAACATCACCAGTGACGGAAGTACCGTAGTCCCAACGCTGGACTTAGACCAGAACTTGCTTGCTATGATATCCATGAGTGGTGTCAATGCTGCTACTTCTGGAGACGTTAACTTGTCGGGTGGCGACCTCACATTCACGTCAGGTCTTAGTACGGGTACTGGAGTTGGTGGTGACATCTTCTTTAAGGCTTCAGACCCCGGCTCGTCATCTGGTATGACTCAGAACGCTGCTGTAGATGTAATGAAGATTGCTGCGGCAACAACCAATGGTGGTGACCCAGTTGTCACTATTTATGGTGACCTTGTTGTAAACGGAGCAACGTCTTCAGTTGATGTTCAGACTTTGACTGTTGAAGACAAGACAATCTTGGTAGCAGATGGTGCTGGCACAGCTGCCAACGCCACTTCAGCTGGTCTCATTGTAGACACTTCAGGTACAGCAGCCAACAGAGCAAACTTCCTCTGGAAGGACAGCAGCGCAGGAGTTGCTGGATGGGAGTTTAAGGATGACGGTGCTGTGGGCTCATACCCAAGCATGGGTGTCGCTGCACTTACGAAGGGTGCTGCTGACCCAACGTCTTCGATTATGCCTACCGGGGCTTTGTTCTATAATGATGGAACGGCTGGTACTAAAGGCCTGTACTTGTATATCGATTAATAATGCCTATTCTTGGTAAGGGCAGGGATGTCGGTGGGGTTACCACTGACACCCTGACCCAACAAGAGTTAACATTCATCCTAAAAATTTTGCATGATTGCAAATTTGACGGGAAGGATGTACTTTTGTTGGCAGACATAGTGCAAAAGCTACAAAATCAATTGAAGTCCAAATAGACCATAAACATCATTACAATGAAATTAGAGCTTAACGAACTTTACATCGTAAAGACATCAGTAGAAAATCAAACCATAAAGGCCGCTGACGCTAAAATAGTAAGCGCCCTATTAGAGAAGGTCGATAAGGAATTCGAACGGCTTCAAAAAGCAGAGCAGAAAAAGCAGCCAGCCGAGGCTATGGAGGTTGCTAAATAATAGCAGCCCATGTCCACTTGGAAAAAAATACTTACTGAAGAGGACGGTAACCTAGCTACAACCAACCTAACCGCAACGTCCAGCACCAGAATTTTTACGTTTGCGTCAGGAAGCTCTGGGCTTTTCTTTCAAAACTCGTCAGGGGACAACGTTTTTAGCATGTTCTCAAGCGATGCCGGAGCCTCTACAACTTCTCTTTCTGGCGGCATGCAAATCCTTGAGGATACTTCTGGTGCGCAGGGGTGTCTTAAGCTGTTCGCAGGTGCTGTAGGTACTGATTATGTTTGCTTGATGGCAAACTCGTCTGCGTCTGCAGACCAGAACCTTTTCTTCCCCGCAGGACTGCCATCGGCTAATCAGGTTCTGCAGGTCAACTCTGTCTCCGGCTCAGATGTAAACCTTGAGTGGGCTTCCGCTAGTGGTGGTGTCACCATAGATAACTACGCAGAAAACCGAATCCTTACAGCGGGTGACAGCAGCTCCAATATAGACGCAGAAGCCGACCTTACGTGGGATGGCAGTGTGATGGAGGTGTCGGGAAAAATAGAGTATCAGCCAGACGCAAACGTCAGATACGGGGAGTTTTATGACGGTTCAGACGTTGGTCCGTACTTGGGCTTATCTGGAAATAGTGCAGGAGACCTAATGGGTTTTACTAAGGCTGGCGACGTGACAGCCTTCAAGGTTCACACTATGTCGGCGGCGGCGGGTGCCCCAGAATTGCTGGATGCTTCTAGTTCGTCTACTAACATAAACCAAATTGCAGGTATTACAGTTATTACAGTAAATGGGGGTCAAGGAAGCAGAAATTTTTATGTCCGAGGTATGGTTGCGATTCCTCAGTCTGCTGTGAACGGAACATTCAGCAGTAGCTATGGAGACCCTCTTTATCTGGACCCAGCTAGTGCTGGCGTTTTAACGCTAGCTGCACCAACCACATCAAGTACATATAGACGGCAGATGGGCTATGTTATAAACGCTGTAACCATATCGTCAGTGAATCACTACATCATTTGGTTTGACCCATCTCCAGAGTATGTCAAGATTGCGTAATTTGATGACCGGACATGCCAGACATTTCAGAATACTCAGGATTATCAATGGCTAACATAGCTTCTATATCAGGTCTTGACGTTCCGGCTGGAGGTCGAAGCTTAGGTGCTGGAACCTACATGTTTGGGGACTCTGTAAACAATTGGGTATACGACTTTTCTAGCGTTGATTCGGACTTAGGCCCAGAGCAGTATGCATTCACAAGTTCAACCACACATATCTTTGATAAGGTAGTTTCAAATCAATACTTTAACTTTTGGGCCCTAAAAGGCGACGGAACGTTGTGGATGCTTAACAGGAGTGGTAGCTACAACAGCTATGGAACTCAAACAACGTGGACTCAATTTGGTACCGATACTGACTGGGAGGATATTGCTGGGGGTAGGTTTGAGTTTGCCGCAATAAAAAACGGGGAGTATTATCACTTGGGTTATAACTACTATCGGCAGGCCGGAAATGGAACCAACACGAACACAACCAGCTGGACTAAAGTAGGGACCGCAACAAACTGGACTAGAGTAGAAAGGGGAGAAAACTTCACCATCATTATGAATGATAGCGGAGAAGTTTATGTGGCTGGTCGCAACGCTAGTTATCGAACTGGACAAGGAACAACTAGCGGTAACACATCAACACTTACAAAGCTTACTGGCGTGACTAATGCAATAGACATATCAGCTGGGTATGACGGAGGTGGAGCAATTATTGAAGCAACAGCGGGTGATGGGTATGGCAGTCTTTACGTCTGGGGATACAACAATGGCAATAGCTTAGGCAAGTCGGGTTCAACGACAACTCCAGTAATTACAACAATTGCTGGTGGTAGCGCATTGAACGATGTGATTTCTGTTGGTTTTGGACGGTATTCAAGCCATGTCGTAACCGATGACGGATATCTGTATAGAGCTGGATATGCCAATAGCAATGTCCAGTGGGATGAGACTGGCTCAAAGACTTCTGGGTGGGATAGAGATGGTACCTACACTGGATTCACTAAGGTTTATGGTAGTGGTCCTAGGTCTGGTTATGGGGCTGCATTTGTCAAGGACGGTAAGACATACGTAACAGGACACACTGCTGGAAACATTACTGAAGGCGAACTAATTATAGAGGGCGCATCAAGAACGGCTATTGAGGATTTGAGCATGTTTGACGGACTTACCGTTAATAGAGTAATCCCAGTACAAGGGCAGCAGTCGAATATGGTTTTAGTTTCAGTATCATGACGTATTACATCGAAGTTGACGAAAGCACTGAACTGCCGATTGTCTGGAATGATGACAGGGTAGCTCAGTACATAACCTTCTGCACAGCTGAATCTGAGTTTGAGGAGTGCGAGATAATCGACGGGGTTAGCTACGCTACGTATGAAACGTTGAATGTGGGTCCAGAGGGTTATGAGATTACCATCATTGAGCCTGACGGAGCTATTTGCCTTCATGTTATACCGGAGGGTGAGTACGGAATTCACGAGACTCATATTAGCCTCAGGTCTTCTGAACTACCAGTAAAATAAACATTCACAACATGTTGCTATATTTGTAGCATGTCTAAGGCTGCAGAGAAAGCAAAGAGGTTAGGATTCGCTGGTGTAAACAAGCCGAAGTTAACCAGAGGTCATGGCACCAAAAAAGCTGCCGTGGTAAGCACTATTGGTCCCGGCCAAGAGGATGGGGTTCTCATTCGATTTGGCGACCAGAGCATGGGCAACAACTACAGCGACGAGGCCCGTTCAGCATTTAGGAGCAGGCATGCAAAGAACATTGCTAGGAAAGGCAGTGCAGCGTATTGGGCTAATAGGTTTCTCTGGTCGGCAGGTGGCCACAAGAAAGACCCCCCTAAGGGACAAAAAAAGAAATTTAGTTAATCATGAATGATAATTTAAAAACTGTGATGGCAGATGCTGGGTTTACACTCAGTGATGAAATGCCTACACAAGAACCTACAGACAATGCTGTGGACCAAACCGTTGCAGACACTACTGATGTGCCTGTACAGAACGAAACTCCTGTTGAACAGACTACTCCTGAAAACATCCAGATGGATGCTCAGCCTGAAGCTCAACCTTCAGAGCCTGCTCAAGAGGAAGTAACCAACACGAATGATATCAAACCTGAGGTAGATATCGATTCAGAGGTTTTGAATTACCTAAGCGAAAAGCTTGGAACTCAAGTCTCTGATTACGATTACTTGTCTCAGATGATTTCAAATAAACCCGTAGAAATCGACGAGCGCGTAGCAGCGATTAACGACTTCGTTAAGAAGACGGGACGTAGCCCAGAAGACTGGTATAAGTATCAGCAGTTGAACCCAACCGAAATGGATGACGTAACTGCTATCAGAAACCAGATGGTTATTGAGCACGATAATCTGTCCATGGATGAGATTAACATGCTGGTTAATAACAAGTACAAACTGGATGCGGACCGATACGACGAAAACGAAGTTGCCCTTGCAAAGCTGCAGCTTAAGATGGACGCGGAATCAGCACGTAAAACAATCTCTGAACTTAGAGACGGGTATCAATTGCCAGTCAACGAGCGAGGAGAAACTGAAGTGCAATCTCCCATTACCGATGAATGGATTCAATCCATGACTGCTGAGGTAAATGACTTTGACGGACTTATCTTCCAGTTACCTTCAGGTGAGAACTTCACCTATGGAATCAAAGATGAGTACAGAAAATCTCTCATCAGCAAGAACTCTCGTCTTGAAGAATACTTTGATGACTATGTGAATGAGGGTGGTAGTTGGAACTTTGAAAAGCTTAATGCTCACAGAGCTTTGGTGGACAACATCGATAGCATTGTGAAGTCGGTATACCAACAAGGGCTAAGTGACGGACAACGTAAGGTTGTTCAGAACGCAGCCAACATTAGCAACGAGCCTACTAAAAGAGACACTACACCACAATCAAATAGTCTTGACGAGCAGATTTTGAAAGCATTCGGAGGAGGGAGCTCTTTATCTTTTAAATTCTAAAAATTAGGAACTAATGGCTATTACAGTCTCTCAACCAACGGGTAACTCCAATGATGGATTTACTCCCAAAGGGGTTAAGAACAGCTTGTTCAACTTGGCTGACCCCACCAAGTACACTTCTCTCTATGACTTCATCAACGAAGTTAACGCACCTGACGTTCGAGCTCAGCTCGTTAAGCAATATGGTGACCAAGGTATCACCGGCTTCTTGAAGTTGACCGGTGCTGTAAACGCAGCCGGAACTGCTGACCAAGTTCAGTACTTCGAAGAAGCTCGTTTGCACCAAGGTCAAGCAGTCGCAACTGGTTTTGCATCAGCAACTACTGGTGACATCACTGTAACTGCTGCTGGTAGTGATAACGCCACAGCAATGGTTGCTAGAGTTGGTGACATCCTGCTTAACCCAGCTGACGGTGAGCGCTTGTACGTTACAGCTGCTTCTGGCACTACGGTAAGTGTTGCTACTCTTAGCGGAAATGCGAGTGCTGTTGCCGATGCTGCAGTCCTGCCAATCGTAGGTAACATGTTCGCTCAGGGTTCAGACCAGCCCGGTAATTTCTTGCAGTCTAATGTTGTTAGAAGAATCAATGACTACGCCATCGTTAAGGAGGTGTACGAGGTTAGCGGTTCTCAGGCAACCAACATCGGCTACATCGACCTCGGTGGTGGCGACTACAGATGGTACATCAAGTCTGAGGCAGACACTCGTCAGCGCTTCTTGGACAAGCGTGAGATGACCATGTTGCTCGGCGAGAAGACTTCTGCTGTTACTGGAGTTGCAGGTACTGAAGGGTACTTCGCTGCTATTGAGGACAGAGGTATCGTTACTTCTGATATCATCGACGCTTTGGATGACCTCGATGTTATCGTAAAGCAGTTGGACAAGAACGGCGCTCCTGCAGAGTACGCTGTCTACGCTAACAGTAACCAGTTCCTCAAGCTCGACGATGCTATCGCTGGTATCGAGTCTGGTAACGGTGGTCTGATGGCTGCATACGGTGCGTTCAACAACGACAAGGACATGGCTTTGAACTTGGGCTTCAAGTCGTTCAGCCGTGGTGGTTACACGTTCCACAAGCACGCATGGAAATTGTTGAATGACCCAACTCTCTTGGGACAAACTTCAATCGGACAGCAGGTTGCTTCTGGCGTTATGATTCCAATCGCTAACGTTGTTGACCCAAAGTCTGGCAACAGAGCTCCTGCATTGGAGATGAACTACAAGGCTACTAACGGCTACAGCCGTGAGATGGAGCACTGGGTAACTGGTGGTGGTGTCCTCGGATTCACCAACGATACTCAGGACTTGGCTAAGTTCAACTACCGCTCTGAGTGCTGCTTGGTCACTCGTGCTGCTAACCAGCACGTTTTGATTAAGGCGACTGCATAATTCTGATACGTAATGCGGGGGAGGGAATGGCTCTCCCCTTCATTACTTTCCTTTTAATTAAATCCGATTCAATATGCCACAGGCAACTAAAAGGTCACCGGGTAGACCTCCACAAACAGCACCCGAAACAACGTCTAAAAAGAAAGTAGCTAAGGTCAAAAGACAGCTACCAGACGGAACCAGAGTCCCAAAGGTTTACCAGATGGTTGGTAACAAAGGGGGAATCTTTTTCAAGCTTAGATGTAAGAACGTTAATATTTTCGACGAGGAAAAGAAAGCGGTGAGACAGATTAGATACTGTCCCGGAGAGCCTTCAATCTATGTTGATGAGCAATCCCAAATTTCAAAGCTTGAGCACGTAGTATTCGAGAATAAGATTTTGTCTGTACCATACGACAAGCCAAATCTTCAACAGTTCTTGGACTTACATCCAGACAACAAGGCCAACGGTGGTAGTGTATTTGAGCTGGCGAATGATGAGAAAAAATCAGAGCTTGAGCTTGAGGCAGAGTTTGCTACGACTGATGCTATCTCACTCATCAAATCCAAATCGATTGATGACTTGCTGCCGGTAGCCATGGCATTAAACATCAACACGAATCAGTCAGACCTATCAATTAAGAGGGCGCTGGTTCAGGCGGCTAAGCGTAACGCATCGCAATTCATGGGACTTATCGACAGCCCTATGGTAATGGCTAGAACTACAGTCGCACAATCATTTGATTTTCAAATTATTGAACAGCGAAGTGGAGCTGTGGTGTGGTTTGATACTGGAAAGTTGATAGTTTCTGTGCCTGTAGGACAGGATAAAACAGAAGTTATGACTAGATTTGTAATGACTGATAAGGGTTCAAGTGTCCTATCTGAGCTGGAACGCCAGCTGGATGACATTGCTTAACTGTCTATCGTACTCTAACTGGGGAGAGGGGGCAACACGCCCCCTTTCTTTTTCTGTATATTTGCTGTAGATTCCCTAACTATGGCAAGCGTTCGAGAGGTTTACAATGCACTGAAAGACATCGCAAATAAGGACCAGCGAGGTTTTGTCACACCCACTGAGTTTAACTCCTTTGCTCCTATTGCTCAGGCAAATGTCTTCAACGCTATTTTTAAGCGCTTGATGACTGCTAACGCTATGCGCAAACGCGGCATAGATGGCGGTAGGGACAAGTCTGAGACGAAGCAACTCAAGGAGGATATGTCAATGTTCTCTAAGACATCCAATGCGATTACAAGAACGTTAAACGCTCACTTCGAAAAGCCAGACGACCTAGCTAAAATCATTAGTGTTAAGACCGACGGTAGCTTGTTGCTGGGGACTAACACTTCTGTCACCGTTCCAGTTGAGTATGATGAGGAAAAGATTGAGTACATACTTAATAGTAACCTTAGCGCCCCAACTGAAACATCCCCGGTAGCCTTTCTTGACGACGAGATTGAAGTCTACCCACAAAGCATAAAGAAGATTCGGGTGAGATACTACAAGCAGCCGGAGGGTATCAATCCAACCACGGGTGCAAGGACAGCGTCTATGCCTAAGTTCGGGTTCACCACAAACAACAACAAAGAAACATACGATGCTTCTACAAGTGTTGACTTTGAACTGCCTGAGCACTACACCCCAGAGATTATAGAGGAGATGGCTAGGTTGATTGGTGTTAATCTGCGTGACACTAACATCTACACCTACGCAGAAAGTCAATCTCAAAAGCGATAATAGATGGCAAGGAACCTAGTAACCATAGACCAAGTAATCAATGACTTTGTTCTTACGCTTGACTCTGACGACTACGTTAGCAACGTGTCTGATGTAGTGATTAGAAACTTTGCTCTCAGAGGAATCCGAGAAATGGGGTTTGATATGCTGAAGCGTGTTCGCTCTCTTAAGCTGTCAGTTGCCTCTAACGATACTGTGGCTTTGCCAGACGACTTTGTAAGCTTGGTAAAGATTGGTGTGGTTAAAGAGGATGGGTTAGTCTATGTTTTTGGTGAGAACAAGAACATCAACTACTCTCAGAAGTATGACGCTGACGCAGCTGGAAACTTTATTGATTCAGACGGAGATGGTGTTTACGATAGGGTTGAATCCAAGACAGGTGCAACGGGAACTGGAATCTTTGGTGATGATGATTACGTTGTATTCAGCAACTACATCTACCAGAATAACGTCGGTCAGATTTATGGGCTAGGCGGTGGATTCTACGAAGGGCAATACAGACTAAACCTAGACCAAAATAGAATCGAGCTTTCAGGTGTCACTGAAGATGAAGTTGTAATCGAGTACATTGCTGATGAGGCTAGGTCGGTTGACCCAACAATTCAGGTCGAGGCTGAAGAGGCTCTTAGAATGTACATTTACTACAAACTGATTGAGCGCAAGTCTAGCGTACCTATGGGCGAGAAGGCTAGAGCACGGCAAGAATATTACAACGAGCGCCGTAAGGCAAACGCACGGTTGAAGGCATTCAGTGCTGAAGAAGCATTGAAGACTATCAGAAAGAACTTCAAGCAATCACCTAAGTACTAATGGCTATAGATAAGCTTGTACCTCAGTACCTCAACAAGGATGAAGATGAGAGGTTAGTTAAGCCGTTTGAAATGACAGACGCGCTCAACATTCGCGTGTCCCATGAGGATGGTGGTGACCAAGGGATTGTAAAAAATATTGAAGGGACTGAAGCTGTGTCAGCCGCAACCACTGCTGATGCTATCCCAAGCTCTGGAGACAATAGGGTTATCGGAGTTGTACCATGTGAAGCAGGTAAGTGCATCTACTTCTTTTTGTACAACTCTGAATTGAACCACGGCATTTACCGTTACGACTCAGTGAATGACAACTACGTAAAGCTTTACGAAGACTCTGTTCTCAATTTTGAGCGCGACGGATTTGTCAAGGGCGACGTTGTTATTAATCAATTTCAGGAACACTTGCTGTACTTCACCGATAACAGGAATGAGCCGAGGAAGGTGAACGCAACGCGCTTGTTATTCGGAGGGTACAACAGCATAATGACTACTGGTACTGATACTCAAAAGAACAAGTACCTAACGGTTTGCAAGCAACCCCCACAAGACGTTATCACTTGGGAATTTCAAACCAATTCAAGTAGGAGGACAAACAATCTAAAGGAGAGTTGTTTTCAGTTTGCGTACCAGTACATTTATGATGATGGTGAGGTAAGCGCTCTCTCTGCTTACTCGTCTCTCGCGGTTAGTAGCACAAACTTAGCATACAACTCTAATGCAGTTCAGTACTTAGAGTCTTTCAACAACGAGCTTAGGTTAACGATTAAAAATTCTGACGGGCCCGTAGATAAGATTAGGGTGTTCGCTAGAAGAAACAACGATGGGGGGTTTCAAAAGATAGCCGAACTCAATAACGACGCTAATCAAGATTATCAGTTACATACGTTTAGGAACGATAAAGTCTATTCGTTTATCTCTGACGAAGAAGCTAACAAGCCATACGACTCTGTACCTAGAGCAGCAATGGCTCAAGCCGTATCAAACGGTCGTTTGCTTTATGGAAACTACCTAGAGGGTTTTGACAACCTTTCAAGTACTAACGTTAATAGCTATCCGGTTTACCACCCAAATATTCAAATTGCTCAGGAGGCAGATTTCTTCATGGAGGATAATGAGCCCATGAATGAGTCCCTTAGCGACATCAGCTCTGACCAATATAAAGAAGCTAGACGCGCAAAAGCCGGTGGAGCTCTTGCGGCTACCATAGAAACCGGGACTTTTAATAGGGCTAGATTTGGTGATAGCACCACCAATGGTATTTCCTTTGACATTAACCTTAGCGACTTCCCAGAAGAAGGAATCCCTGAAAACGGTCAATGTTCGATTAACGTTTCTCTTTCGTGTAGCGCACTAGGGTTCTCTTGCGACTTAGATAGCGACCCCGCTGAAACGAGATTTTCGATTTCTGCAACAACCTATGATTTAGACAATGAAGAAATTCACTCTCAAAATCTTACTATCCTAGACCCAGATAGCCACCAGCAAGGGGTGGGGAATTTAATAATGGAATCACCATGTCAATTTGTGCATGATTTTACCGTAGGGGGATACGAAACCGTTTCAGATTTTGGTGAGGCTTTAGCTAATGAGATATTATCTAACATGCCTGAGGCCATAGTTGGGGTATCTCCGGGTTTTTTTAATTACGATAATTTTGGCGGGGCAACCGCAATGTTTGCAGGAACAACTGGATTCCAATCTGTAAACGGTGCCAGTGGCGCTGAAAAAAATAGATTGATTGCATGGATGTCAGGCACAGCTAGTTTCTCTGTAGCCGGAGCCATCTACAACGAACAAGAACAAAAGATTACTTGCAAGGTTAGGTGCACGGGTGTCGAGCTATCAGCCGACACTGTGATAGCTCCATATCACTTTGCGAACAACGGCTCCACCAACGTCGGCAACGATTTTATTGATACTAATGAGCCAGCCTTTAATGGAAATTTAGTGGACCGTGGGGGATGCGTAAGATATTCTACGCTTTGGATGTACCAAAACGATAAGATTGATTTAAGCATAAACCAACAGACTAACGGAACTGGCTACACCCTAAGAGATTACAGTGTTGGTGACGGTGCAATTCGTTCTCATTGGTTCGATTACAAACTTAATAACGGTCTTATTGAGATAGTATCTCAAGACGGTGAAGCTGTAACTTCTTTTAAGGCTGGGGCTGTTCATGACTTTGGAATTGTTTATTACGATGATAGAAACCGTCAGAGCGGAGTTCAACCTCTCGATGAGAAGTACGTTAGCCACTTCGGAGAACAGGCTCGTGGTGGCAACCAAGGAAGGACTGAGATTGATTTTAGGCTGTTGCACACACCTCCGGGCTGGGCTTCAAAGTATTCTATAGTCTACTCTAAAAACACCTCTTACGACAAAATTCTCCAGATTATCGTAAATGAAGCGGCTCTTGGAAAGCAAACAGACTTTACTGACATCAGGTCAAATGATGGATTGAAGACCAGACCAATTCTTCAGGGGTTAGAGGGTGGTATCAATGGTCAAATATTTCTATCGCTCCGAGGGCTAGAGGGGAAGTCAAACTCATATAGGGATTTTAAGGGCGCTAACATTTCTTATTCTTTCAATGAAGGCGACATACTTAGGGTACTTCAGTATGAAGATGAGGAGGGGAATGTTCAGCGACCATTGCATGAATTCGTAATCACATCATATGCATATTACGGCGATGATGATGAGAACCCTATCCTCTTATCAGACGCAAGTGAAGCTGAAGATGAAAACAATTATAGGAGGACCGGATGGTTCCTTACTGTTAGAGACAACAACATCAGCGGCTTCGGGCGTGGTGATGTTACGACTGGTAAAGATTTCTTTTCTCAGAACTGCCTAGTTGAAATATGTAGGCCAAAGAAGAGTTCGGAGGACTCAGCTAGAGTGTACTATGAAGTTGGCAAGCAGTATGATATTGTGGAAGTTGGTGGCGTTTTGACTCACGCAGGAGACAGGCCAAATGACAGCGCAAGCTCTTCTCCAATATATAATATATCCAGCTCCTTAAACAGCTTTTCATCACCCGAGAGGTTTTACAAGGGTGACCAACTTAACATTACCGGAAGTGCCAACAATGTAATTGTTCAATCTATTAAACCGTTAGATGATGGGAGTTTTAGATACACCTGCTTTCCTCCTATGGGCCAAGGTGTTACGGTTCAACCCGCCCAAATTTACGCAACACCAACTACAACGGTAGGCTCACCTAGCAGTGTACACCCGGGTGTCGTGACCATTGAGGAGGGGGATGTTTATATGAGAATTAGGGAGCAGCTAAGCAACCCTGAAATAGAATACAACCCAAACTCTAACTCGGCCATTCAATACCTTTACAACCCAACGAAACCAGATAACCAGCTTTACAGAAAATGGATTGTTGAGGACGAATCAGTGAATGATTTTTTTGATTCGAAAGCGGTTAGTATTGGGAGGCCTGCTATCGAAACACCAGACCAAAGAGAAATAAGGAGGCATACCGCGATTACCTACAGCGCACCATTTGCTTCTGATTCTTCAGTTCTCAACCTGTCTTCATTCAACCCAGTGTTGTATCCATATAAAGATTACAACTCTAAGCACGGAGCTGTTTGCTTCTTGGTTGATAGGGGTGATGGTATCCTAGTGATGCAGGAGAAAAAGATTAGCGCAACCCCAATCGGCAGACAGCTTATAGAGGCTGCGGGCGATGGGATGCTGGTAACGAGTACAAACGTGCTTGGAAATGAGACATATTTTGCGGGCTCATTCGGTCCGGGATTAAACCCAGAGTCCATCGTAGACAGATTCGGGATTGTCTATTTCTGCGACATGGATGCAGGTAAGGTATTCTCTATATCGAGCAATGGTATAGAACCTATCAGTGACAAGAGCATGTCTTCATTCTTTGAGGATTTGTTTGCAGAGTTATTGCTTAGAGACTCCATACCAAAAATCCCTTGTGGACTAGACCCCGAAAATGACGAGTACATTGTAACGACAGAGGCTCAAGATGTTAATGACATTATTGTTGACGGTGATGCGATAGGCGATGTGCCTAAACCACCAGCTGACGCAAGGGTAGCGAATCCTTCTGGTAAAGTAAAACCGGTTTACGGGAGTAACAATATGCTGACTTGGGATAAGGATTACATTAAGTGGAATGACACCAATATCACGTCCGATTCGTACTTACCAGAGTGGGATAGCTTGGGTGGCTCAATCATGTTCATTGACAAACTCACAGAGCGGGGTTCGGTGTTTGTTGACCCAAGTCGAAGCAAAGGGACAGCACCCCTTAAGATTGATATACTAACATCAGACTTAGCGTATCGTGGGGTTGGCTTAATTAACCCTGCAGACGGTTCAATATCATTCCCCTCGACGTTAATTAAGTTTGGTATACTCGCTGATTCATCCGTTTCCATATCGGTTACTGATGGGGTAGACGACGACGGTAATACCGTTGCGTATGGAACAAAGAAGGGATACTGGTTAAGCCTTTATTCCTTTAACCCAGAGATGTACACCAACCTCCATAACCGCTTCTTCTCATTTGAGGAGGGGCAGATGTATAGGCACAACGTAAATAACACGAACAATAATTTTTACGGTACTCAATACAACTCAAAATTGACAATGGTCTCTAGGATTAATCCTTCCATGATAAAGGTCTATGACGCTATTAGCTTGGAGGGAAACGATAGCTGGTCAGCAACCATATCAAACTCAACCCAGACGACGGATGTCACTGAACCTATGTTTGAAACCAAGGAGGGTCTGAGGTACTCTGTTATCCCAAAGGATACATCTTCTGCTGTTTCTGATTCCTCTGGCTCAAACATTATTGTGCTTGGTGAAGTAACCTCATTATCTGGTTCGGCGCTTAATCAGGTAGGGTTTGACGGGAGGATTAGTAATTTGCCGTTTGGAATTGGCGACGAAATAAGAATACTCGGCAGCTCGTCAACCAGTCCAACAGGACTGACCGTCACTGAGGTGTTAGACAGAAAGACAATTAAGACTAGCTCCTCTGCTATCGGGTTGTTTGGTCAAACGTTAATCGCGGTTTCTAACAGCGTAATCAACGGAGACCACATTAGAGACTACTATGCCAAGGTAGAATTAACGAACGATAATACTGATGATGTTGAGTTATATGCCGTAAACTTATCACTCACTCCATCACCACTACATAACGAACAAGAGAAATAATGCCGGAAGAGAACGAGAAAACTTTTCAATTTGGTGAAGACCAAATTGCTGGAATCGCTGGAGCCGCTGGAGGATTGGCTGGCATCATTGCTGGCGCAACAGGAAGAAAAGCCATCAAAGCTGATATTGAATCTGCAAAACAAAACGTGGAGAATATCAAGGCCACTCAACCGTCTATTACTACACCATCTGCGTATTACGATGCAGTGAAGAACGCCTATGACCAGCGACTCATGCAGATGAGAACGCAAGACATTAACAGGTCTTTAGCCACTACAACGCAAGCGGCTCAGCAGTATGGCTCTAGAGGCTTAGGTGCTGTGATGCAGGCTCAACAAGCGGCTCAACAGCAAATGAGGGCAGAGGCAGCTACTCAACAGCAAGCTCAGACTCAGGCTTTGAGTAATCTTGGTCAGGCTCAGCAGTTCACGCAGCAAATGCAAGACGCTCAGTACGGTAGAAATTTAGAATACGCTTACGACGAGAAGGCGATGGCTGAGGCTAGGTTGGCTCAAAAGCAACAGCAATTAGCGCAAGGAATAGCTGGGTTTATTGAGGGTGGCGTGAAGGTTGCAACGGGATTCATGGAGGAAGGGGGTGAGGTTCAAAAGACTCCGGGTGAATTTAATCATGACACCAACGAAATGTATGTGGTTGATGAGGACGGAAGAGACGTGGGAATTGC